GTGACCATCATCGGACATCACCCGCCCGACGAATCGCCTTAATCGCGTGGCATCGTGTCCCCCGAGAAGAAGCCCGGAAGTCCCCCCCCCCGAGCGCCGCGTCATACGTGTCGGCGGCTTCCACGCTCAATTCGCTGATGGCCATACCGGAGGGGATGGCCAGGCGCGTGTCATTGGCGGTCGGGGTGAAGCGGATCGTATATTTCCCGACCGTCTGGGCACTTGGGTATTTGGCCGTGCCGCCGGAAAAGATGCCGATTCCTTTATTCGTCGTATCGTTGCTGACGATCCTGCACGTGCACACGTATTCCACGCCGACCTCGCACGCGAAAGGCAGGTCGATGTATTCGCCTCTGGTGTTGGCCAGCGTGCCACCGGTCATGTACTTCGATATGTCGCCGCCCTTTTTGACGACATGGAAGCCGGTGGGGTCGAACTTTGGGTTCGGCCACAGGTTAATCCTCTGCATTCGTGGCTCCCTTCACACTGTCAAGCACATCCTTCGGGATGAGTTTCATGGCCGCCGTGAGCTGGCTGTTCAGGATTGCGTTTTGTTTGCTGAGTGTGCCGATTTGCGCGGAGAGCGTGTCGATGACGTCGTTCGCGTCGGCTGGAATCTGAGTCAAAATGTCTCCTTAAATACGAAACCCCCGCAAGCCGATTGGGATTGCAGGGGTTGAAAAAATTGGGAAATACGGGTCAGTCGGCGGCGGTCATCGTGTCGATGCGCTTCACCGTCTTCAACTCGGCCAAAGACAAGGTGGCGGACAGGTTCGTCTTCACATCCGTGATAGTGACATTGGCCCCCGTCCCGTCGAATGTGGCGAGCACGCCACGCTGATAGTCACGCCACGATTCCACGCCATCCACGTCAACGCTGGAATATTCGAGTCCGAGGCGGCACAATTCCGCCTTCAGGCTCTCGGACGGCGGACGCAAGTCAAGGACTCCCGAAGCCGACACGTCGGAATCATCCTTGTCGTCACGACCGGCAAGAGCGGTGATGTCCCCCGCCTGCACGCTGTCCGCGGTAAATTTGTGCGCCGTCACAGCATCAGCCGTCAGCTTCACAGTGGTCACGCTGTTGGCCGCTATCTTGTCCGCCGTGGTCGCATTCTCATTGTTTTCGTCAGCCATAATCAATCTCCTTACTATTAGTGGCTTTGTCTTGGCATGAGCGCTTCGTAGAAGCGTTCCTCGCATTCGTCCAGCATGCTTTGACTGGACTCGTCCTCAAGGAAGGCGTCCAATCCGTCGATATCCCGCGTGCAGGCCACATCGATGCCGCTGGACGCTTCCACGCCGGAACCGTCAGCAGTCAATGCGGCGCACATCAGCGCGTCGGTCTCATTCGACATGACCGGCAGACTCATGCCTTCACGTGCCCTGTTGCGTGCGGCAGTCAGCGGGTCATTCATGACCTCGCCATCAGCGGCGAGCATGCTCACGTCGGTGGCGGAGTCGTCGAGCGCGCTTTCCAGGGCCTCATAAGCCCCAGTCCACACGCCCCTGCCGGTCTTCGGGTCATACCGGCTCGTGTCCTCCCTGCCCTGCATGATCGCCGCGATCGCCTCACGCGTCGACGCGAGGCCGAGCAGCGCCTTCCACGAGGCGATGGTCTCGCTGGAAAACACGAAATTGCAGCAGCCATTCACTGGCGGGTCGCAGCGGACGATGAGCAGTCCGCTGTTTTCATCCTTTTCGAAAGTCGCAGACAAAATCACTCCAATCATCATTTGACAAGCCAGCCGAAAGTGTCGCACCACACGTCCACAGCGCATTTTTGGTCGGCGTTGAACGCTTTGATGCCCCACCCGGACTGTCCGCCAGTGTTCATCGTGTGAACGATAATGCCGGCCCACGTGGTGTCAGCGCAGGCCACGGCATAATATCGTCCGTATTTTGCCGGACTGCCGACCGAGAATTTGCTGTCGCCATATGAGCCGGTGACGAGGTTCTGCGAGCTTGACCAGAGTTTCCACGCCACGGCACCCTCGAAAGTGTGCCGTCCATTCAGCCCGCCAAGATAGCCGCCCAGATACACGTAGCCGGTGCTGATGTCCGAGAGCACACCGACCTCGCCGTTCGCGTCGGATGCGGTGCAGTATGCGCGGGCCTTCGAACCGTACGAGTGCACGGCGGCCTCGCAGAGGCTGCCGGTGTCGCTGCGCACGTTGAGATACGCGCTTGCGCCGGAGCCACCCACGCCTTGGAGGTTGAGGTCGGCGCCGCTTTTCTTGCTGTTGTCGCCCTCGTCCCAATTCGTGTCGGCCTTGAGGTACGCCTGCGAGGTGATGCCGCTGCCGGTGCCGCCTTTCGCGCGTGGCTTGGAATTGAGGCGAAGGAAAGCAGCAGGGTCGTTTTTAGTGATGTGTCCGCTCCACAAGTCCAGTTCGCCCATCGAGCCGACCTGATTCGACTGGATGACCGATGCGATGGCTGGATGACTGTAGTAGGCGGTGGAACCGTTGTATGCGGGGAATTCCAATCCGTCACCAACGAACGTCTCCGAACCTCCGATGATGTACGACTGGTAGTCGGGGCTGATGCGCACGCGATGCCCGCTCACACGGGTTTGGAACGTGCCGGTCAGCAGGTTGCTTTTGCCTTCACCGTCGAGGTAGACGGTCTGGTTATGAGCCGAATCCCACATCCGCAACGAGCTGCTATTGAGCTTCATGCCCGTATTCTCAGCCTCGGAGCTCTGGAATATCGCGCCGGTGAAGACATAGCCCTTGAACTGGCCCGCCGCCACCTTGTCAGACGTGATAGTGCCCGCAGCGATCTTGACAGCCGTCACACTGTTTGCCGCCAGCTTGTCGGCCGTGATGACACCAGTCACAATCTTGGACGCATTGACCGAATTCGCGGCCAGCTTATCCGCGTTCACCGCGTTGGCCGCGAGCTTGTCGGTCGTTATCGCGCCAGCCACGATGTCGCCCGCATTGATCTTGTGGACGTTGAGCAGCGCCACGGTCATGTCCTCGGTGACCTTGAGCTTGCCAGTGGTCACCGAATTGGCCGCGATCTTGTCGGACGTGATGGCCAGTGCGACTATATTTCGCGCCTGCACCGAGTTGGCGGCGAGTTTCGCGGCGGTCACCGCATCAGCCACCAGCTTTTCAGTCGTGACCGAATTGGCGGCGAGCTTGTCCACCGTGATGGCATTGGCCTTGACCTTCTCGGCGGTCACGGAATCCACGGCGAGATGCTTTGCAGCCACCGTGCCAGATGCGAGGATGTTGTTCGCCACGAGGTCGAATGGCTCGAAGCGCGTACCATCCCACGTAAGGACTTCCACCACACGATCGGACAAGGGCACGAGCACGGAAGGGCTGGCGTTTGGCGCACCAGTCCAGTAGGTGTAGAAGTCGGCAAGCATGGAAGGAGAATTATTCTTCTCCCCCTTCCAGCGAGTCCAATACTTCTGCGTCCTCCACCACATGTCCCCCGGCTTCAAGCCATCATGATTCGGCTCGTCGGGGCCACGGTAGATCAGATTCTTGCCATCCGCAGTGGTCTGCGCCTTTTTCGCGGCGGCCTGAGCCTGATTCGCCTGAGACGCGGCATTAGCGGCAGCAATATTGGCCTTGTCTGCCGTATCCTGCGCGGTCTTCGCAGCCGTATTGGCCTTGACGGCGGCGTTAGCCGCATCGGTCGCGGCCTTATCGGTCACAGCCACCCAAGCACTACCATTCCACCTTTTCGGCGTGTTCGCGCCATTCGTGGTGTCAATCCACAAGGTCGAAGCCTTGCGCATCGACGTGGCCGGCGCCGTGCCCTGGATAAGCACGTCGGCCTTGCCGTTCGCCACGCCAGCCGCCGCCGCAGCAGCCGTATTCGCCTTCTGCGCAGCATTGGCCGCGTCCGTGGCGGACTGGGCCGCACTGTCAGCCGTGGCCTTGGCCTGAGTCGCCACGCTCGACGCATTGGCAGCGGTGGTCTTGGCATTGGCCGCATCCGTCTTAGCGGTGGAAGCGTCCGTCTTAGCCGAAGCCGCGTCGGACTTGGCGGACTTGGCGGACTCATTGGCGGTGTTAGCCAGTGTCTCCGCATTGCCAGCGGTCTTCTTCGCGCTTTCGGCTGCGGTCTGGGCGGCATTGGCCGCGTCCTTGGCCTGACCGGCGGTGGCGGTAGCGCTCTTCGCGGCAGTCTGGGCGGCATTGGCGGTATCCTGCGCGGTCTTCGCCGCACCATTCGCCGTATCAGCCGTGCCCTGCGCGTTTTTCGCGGCGGCAGCGGCATTCTCAGCAGCCTTCCTCGCGTCGGTGGTCTTCGCGGCGTTATCCGCGATGTCGGACTTCGCCTGAGCGATTTCGTCAGCATTGCGCTCCACGTCGGCATAGCCTATGTGATTCCACTGAGTGCCATCCCACACCAGCGTGTCAATCACGCGATCGGACAGTGGGACGAGCACGGACGGAGAAGCGTTAGGCGTACCGGTCCAGTATGTGTAAAAGTCGGCCAGCATGGACGGGCTGTTGTTCTTCTCGCCCTTCCAGCGGGTCCAATACTTCTGCGTCTTGAGCCACAAGTCACCGACAATCAGATTATCCTTCGGCATGTCAGGCCCACGGAAAGTGTGATTCTTCGAGTGGGCTTCGGCATACGCCTGAGCCGCCGACTCCTTAGCCTTCGAGATCTCACCATTCGCGGTGGTCAGGTCGCTCTTGGTCTGCGCGATATCCTTCTGCGCCTGCGTCAAATCGGTCTTGGCCTGCGCCAGCGTCTTGGACGCCGCGTCAAGGCCAGTCTTGTTGGCTTGGATGTCCTTCTGCGCCTGCGTCAGCTTGTCGGTGTTGTCCTTCAGCGTGACGTTGGCCGTGCCGATAGCCGACTGATTCGCCTTGATATCAGCCTTAGCCGACTCAAGCTCCTTCGACGCGGTGGTCAGGTCGGTCTTGGTCTGGGCGATGTCCTTCTGGGCCTGCGTCAGCTTCGCCGTATTATCCTTCAACGCCGTCTGATTGTCAGCCAAATCCTTTTGAATCTGCTTGACCTCATCAGGCGACACGGCGGACGCCACGGTCACCGAAGCGATGGCGGACCAGTCGGAGCGATTGCCCGCATGGTCCACGGAACGCAAAGCATAGGAGTGCTGCGAGCCTGCGGTCAGACCGGTGATGAGGTAATCGCCTTGGCCGGCCTGAGAGGCGCTGATGATGCGCATTCCAGCAGCGGTAGCGCCTTCGCCTACTTCGATATGGTCGAAGTCCGGCTCCATCCGCGCCCCGGTGGAGGTCCTGCCGTCCCAGTGGACGGTGACCACGCCTAGCTTGGATGAGACTGTCGGCTTGGAGGGCACTGAGCACGGCGTCGTATCGGATTCGACGGTGGCCACCACGACAGCCGACCAATCACCCAGCTTGTCGGAATATGTCGGCACGGCGCGTACCCTGACCTCGATCTGAGTGCCGCAGTCCAGATTGCCGAAGCCGAGCTGGAGCTTGTCGGTAGTGCCGGCGGCATGCCACGGCGCACCGTCCACATGCTTGCGCCACTCGATGGCGTAATTGCTGATCTCAATGGCCGTGTTATTCGTGGCTTCGGTCACTGCGGACCACATGGCGGCGGCCAAGCCGTGGGCGAAACCGTCGCCGCCGATATACGCATCAGTCTGCACCACAAGGCCGAGCGGCGCTTTCGGCACGCGATGGTCATGGTCAGTGGAGACAGTGGTTCCGCTCTCACTGCCAGCCAATGCCGCGCCACCGGTAATGCCCTTTATCTTCTTCGCCTGACGCACCGAAGCGTCATACTTAATATCATTCAGGGCGATGGAGGCGCTTAATCCCTCATTCTGGCGCATGGACAGGTCGATTTCCTGCACGCGCACCTTCTCGCCGTGATCCACGGTAGGGGCGGTAATCCAATCGCCCGCATGATAGTCGATGAGCGGCAGATTATCCACATTCGCGGTCACCAAGCCGCGCGTGTACTGACCACGCACACGAGCCGCGTCATCCAGCGTGGATTGCATGAATGCCTGGGCGGTGTCCTTGTCGGACACGCCGCCCTGCGACGAATAGGATTCCCACTTGCCCCACGGTGTCGGCGCGGCCGGATTATCCATGCGGAAGAGGAGGTTATTGTCTCCCTCGACGAGGATGGTGGACGCGAGGTCAGCGATGGACTCCTCGAAGGGTGCCTCGCTGATGTCACGCGCAAGCTGCAGCACAATACTCTTGCTCAGGTCGCGGCTCAAGGCGGTGCTGTCGGCATTCCACAGCTTGAGCGTCCTGCCGGACGTGCGCCAGTCGCAGCCGCCACCATTGACCAGGGCGTCCAGGATGGTCTGCAAATCAGCGCCGAGCGAATAGTACAGAGTGTACTTTTTTGCCCAATTACTGCCAGCCGCGTCCTTGGCCGTGTCGAAGCCCAAGGTCAGGCCGGTGGCCACGCCACCACGCTGACGATTTTCGTCCAGCAAGGTCTTGAGAATCGTGCCCGGATTGGAGCTGTAGAATGGCCGCTTACCCTTGTTGTCACCATCCGCGATGAGATGGCTGGAGTCGTTGTTTTCGGCCTTGGACAGCAGCCAGCCAATCGACTGACCGGAATAAGTGATGGTCTTGGTGCGGTCATCCGTCTTGCCGGAGCGGCCCGTGATGACGAATCGCGCATTGTCCGGCTCACGATAGCCGCTGCCGTCCGACACCTCCACTGCCACTTCGAGGCCGTCCGTCAGCTCTCGGTCGAAAGCCTGAGCGTCACCGGACAGCAGCGAGTATTCGAGGGAAAGCGCGCCGTCATCATTGTGGAGCATCGAGGCGCTGAAGCTCACCGGCTCCGCCAGCACACCAAGTCGGTCACCGAAAGGCCGATAGGCCACGAGACGCGCATGCAGAGACTTTGACATTAATCACTCCCAGGATTGCAAAAACCGGCAGGTAACCTTGTCGGCGCCGCCGGTCTGTTTGATTGCGATGCGATAATCGCCAGAATCGATCGCGGGCCACACTTGCAATGGCTCCGTGGTCCAGTCGATGCCATTCGTCGCATCCGTGCCGACCGACCATGCGTCGGCATTGGCCGCCGTCCACGCCTTGCGATTAGCCACATCGACGAAAAGATAAGGCCGTGAGGCGTCACGTTTGCCACCCCACAGCAGATTCGTGCCACTCACCGGGTCACTGATGGTCACACCAGTGACGGCACCGAAGCGCAATACCAGCGTGCCGATTGGCGCATTGGACAGCCAGCCCTCCGGCACGGTGTCGAAAAGCTCGGACGGACTGGCGTTAGGCAATCCCTGCCAGCGCGTCCAATACCCCTTGCCGCTCGGCTTATCGACACCACCGGCCATGAGGCGCCCGCCAGTCGCGTCCAAGGTGCGCTCCTGCCACTGCTCCCCCTGCCAGAAAACATCCGGCAATTGGAATACTGCGGTGGCCGCGCGGTGGTCATCCCACGGAATCTCGTCACCGTCCGGCTGACAGGACGTGCACACCGCGCTGGCGGTCATGCGTCGAGTCCAGCCGGATACCGTGTCACGCTCCACGCGAGTCAGCTTGGAAGCCAAACGGCACAAGCGGTAGAAGCGGTGCATCAAAGTATCCGCATCAGGCCCGTCCGTGATGAATTTCAGCGTGATTTCCGGCGCATCGAAAGCCACCGGCCCAGCAGGAAGCATCACACCACTCCGACCATTCACGGTCACGGAATTAATACGAGGGCTAATGCTTGTGAAATGGGTGGTGCCGACTATCAGACTCGAACGCTCACCAGTCAGCTGCTGACCATTGATGAGATAATCCGTGAGAATCATTGCACCACCTTTTTCACTTGTGTGTCACCATTGCGGCATTGCCGCCGTCTGCAATTTCTGCTGCGTCGAAATCGACGTGGGCGCGATCGCCGGATAATTGAACGTCTGCGTGACATACGTGGCACCGCCACCGCCATTGCTGACATTCGCACGACCAGACTTCGACGCATCCACCTCGAAACCGCCATTGATCTGAGCATTCATACCATTCACGGTCTTCTGCACGTCCTTCCAGCCAGCCTTAAGGCTCTTGTCAAAGCCCTGCATGATGGCCAGACCAGCAGGCTTGAGCATCACCTTGTCGTAGCTCAAAGGGCCCTTATGTTTGACGATCCAATCGCCGATGCCACTCACAAAGCTCTTAACTTTGCCGAAAGCCGCCCTCAGACCATTGAGCAGACCATTGACGATCGCACTGCCTGCGTTCCACAGCCACGTGCCAGCACCAGCGAAGATGCCGATAATCGCACTGCCAATGCCACCCAAAAAGCCGAGCACGCCTTGCACAACACCATGCACAATTTGACTAAAGCCATTCCACGCCTGGCTCCAATTGCCACGAATCAGGCCGGTCACCAGATTGATGACACCCTGAATCACATTGACGATGCCCTTGACCACCATCGTGATGCCGCCGATGATGCCTTGGATGAATGGCAGCATCGCTTGGATAGTCGGCAGCAGTGTCGAGCTGATGAAGCCGACGATCGCGGAAATAATGGTGGACACCAATGGCGCGAGAGCCTGAATCACCGGCACCAGAGCCTGAATCACGCTGGTAATCGCCTGCACCACCGTCGTAACCAAAGGCTGAAGCCCTTGAATCACCGGAGTGATTGCCTGAATGACGGTGGTCACCACGGTCAGAATGCCCTGAATGGCCGGTACCAAAGCACCCACCAAAGTGGAAATGATTGGTGTTAGCAGTGGAATGATCTGGCCGACGAGATTGGTGATTACCGGCATGACAGCTGCCGCCAATTGACTCAAAGCCGTCATGAGCGTCTGAATCGACGGCTGAAGCATTTGGAATGCCTGCTGCAAGCTGACGAAAACATTCTTGAGCATCGTGCCGAATTCGCTGCGCAATTGCGGGCTCGTGGCGATAAGGCCGGCCAGAGCGCCAATCAACAAGGTGATAGGCCCACCAAGACCACTCAGCACTCCCCCAAACCCCTTCAGCATGTCGCCGATCACCGGCACGCCACCCAAGCCCTTCAAAGCACCACCGAGCCCAGCCGCGCCAAGCAAGCCGGTCACGGCGGCGATGGGGCCGGACAAGCCGGACAATTGCCCTGTAAGGTCGTTGAAATTGATTTTGCTGATCTTGTCGGCGATACCACCGAACACTTTCTCAAGCGGCGGGCCAATCTTCTGCGCCAGTGCGGCCACCTTGTCGAAAAACGCGGTGATGAGCGGTTCGACGGCCTGCACCATCTTGATGACCGCGCCACCGACACCGCCGAAAGCCTGGATGAGATCATTGCCGACCGAAGTCTTCAAGCCAGCGATCTCATGCTGCAGGATGGTCATCTTGCCTTGCGGGGTCTCCGCGAGAGCCTTGTTGATGCCGCCGAAATTAGCCTCCAAGACCTGGGCGGCCATAGCGGCCTTCTCGGACGCGCTACCCTCTTGGAGGACTTTTTTCTGCGCGTCGGTCATTGTCACGCCATATTTGCTCAGCGCGGTTGCGCTGCCGGTCATGACCTTGCCGAGCAGGTTAGCGATCTGCACGCCATCCTGAGCGGTCGCGTTATAACCCTTGTTGTTGGCGATCATGTCGGCCAAGGCTGGCGTCAAAGTCTTGACCTGATCGGCGGTCAGGGCGAAAGTACCCAGCTGCGCCTGAGCGGCCTTGAGTGTTCCGCCCGACACGACGCCAGTCTGGCCAAGCGTCTTATTCAGACTGAGCAGGGACTTCTGCTCTTCCTCGGTCCAATTATTGTTTTTGGCGACCTGCTGGAATTTAGCGGTCACCTCGCTGGCCTTGTTCGCAGCCGCAACCGCCTGCTTGCCAAAATTCACCAGATACGCGCCAGCCGCAGCGGCAGCACCGGACACGACGGTAGCCATGCCCTTGGCCGCCTTGCCGATGCCACTCACGGCCTTCGAAGCGAAACCGGAAGCCTTGCTCAAGCCGGAATGCAACGCGCTGCCAGCCTTGGCGGCGGCATTACGCGCACCCTCCGGCAGCACGTCCCAGGCGGCGGAGAATTTGCTTTTGATGTTGGACGTGACCTCGCCAGCCGTCGAACTGATCTTCTGCACCGCCGCGTTCACGCCTGGAATCTTGCCGACGATCTGCTGGGCCGTTGAGGTGAAGCCGGAAGCCATACGGCTGAACGCATTCTTGGACTTGTCGGATTCGGCCGCCAATTGCGTTTCGAGGTCCTTGAGCCGTCCTTGCGCCGTCTTGAGATTGTCGGACGCCGCCTTGAGATTGTCGGACGCCGCCTTCTGCCGGATCTGCGCCTGCTCCAATTTGATGGCCGCAGCCTGCGCCTGGGTCGAATCGGCACCGTATTTCTGCGTGGCCGCGTTCAGTTTCTCCTGAGCTGCCTGCACCTGCACGGACGCGGCCTTGAATTTCAGCAGCGCGTCCGTGTTCTTCTGGCTAGCCTGCGCCACATCCTTCTTAAAGGACCGCAGGGCGTCGGAATTCAACTCGGCGGCACCACTGTTGAAACCGCTTTTGAAGGCGCTGCCGATCTGCTTGCCCTGCTGCGCGCCATTGAAGCCCTTCGTGAAGGAGTTTTTCATGTCGGAGACGGCCTTGCCGGTCTCCTTGGCCACATTCTGGCGGAAGCCCTTCATTTGCGGGAAAATGCTCACATGCGCGGACCCAAGCTCACTACCGCCAGCCATGACAGCCTCCTCTATTCACTTTTTTTGAAGCCGAAGATGCTGCTCATCGACTCCAACGCCTCACGACGCTCCTCATCGGTCACCTCGACGTGCTTCTTCCCCGCCTTTTCCGGCGCGAGGTCACCAAGAATCGACGTGCCGCCCGCCTGAATCGCGGTGATGATAGCCGTCGCATCCATCGGCAGCACCATATGCACCGCAGTCATGCCGGTGTAAGTGTTCGGGTCGGCCGAGAGATTTTCCCACAATGCGATCGCGTCGCAGTAGCGGAGTCTGCCGCCCAAATCAGCCTGCAGACTCCACCCGCGAGCCGCGAAATCGGCCCTTATTCGACTGCCGGTGTCTCCTTGGAGGAGCTGGCAGAAGCCGACGATTTTCCCAATTCCACGCCCTGAATCTTCGCAAGCAGCTCGCCATAATCGTTGAGGATGTTGAATGGGACCATTGCCGGCTCCTTAGCCAGCTCCTTGGCCGCATCCTCGCCAGCGAAAGCCGCGAGAATATCCTTCAAAGTCTGAATCTGCTCCGTGTTGGACTGCAGGTCGGACAGGCGCATGAAATCATCGATGCTGAGATTCAGAGGCAGCTTGTAAATGTGGCCGTGCGGTGCGAGGAACCATACGCTGCCGTCCTTGATGAGGTGCTTCACCTTCATCCGCTCGGCCGACGCTTCAAGCGCCTTCTCCTCGTCCTCCTGAGTCCAGGCGTCGAAATCGGCGGCGCACGGCATCACGGTGTTCTTGGTCATTGCTTCCTTCTTTCAAACGACTATGAAAAATTCCTTTACTTTGTTGGATGAAGAGGAAGAATCCCAGCACATGCGAAGAAAGGAAGAAAGAAACACATGCTGGGAAGAGTTGAATCAGTCAGCCACCGGCTGAGACTCGGAATCATCAGCCTGATGATCGGTTGCATGAGAATCGGACGAAGCCTTCGGCGTCACGAAGGACTGCAGGTACTTCGAGGCGCCGGAATCGCAGGCGTCATCCTGAATCCATTCGATGGTCCAAGCGTCACCGGTGTTCTTGCCGGAAGTCTCCTGACCCTGCTCGTTGCCGGTCAGATTCACGACACCCAGACGACGGCGGTGCGTGCCGTTTTTAAAAACGGTCTCCTTGTAGCAGAACCACTTGCCATCCTGAATCACATCGGTCACGTGATACACGCCACTGGAGTCCGGCGTGCCGATCGTCATCTTGCGTGTGATGTCGTTATCCTCGGCCACCGTGAACTGCTCGGTCAGCGACGCCTTGCCGTTGATCGAATAGCCTGGCTGGTGGAATTTGATCGCATCATCGGCGTCACGGCTGTCCTGCGGGGCACCATCCTCGGTGATAAGGCCGACGAAGCCGCCCTTGGTGAAAATCTTGTCCAAGCCGGTCTTCACGTCGGCCACGGTCGGCGCGATGAGATCGGCGGTCAGCTTCTGAGTCGCGTCATAGGGGGCGAAACGGTATGCGCTTGTCACCACGATCTTCGCGGCGCTCAGGTCATTGCCTGCTGAATCAGCTGCCATATTTTGTCCTTTCAAACAAAAAAGGCGCTGAAACAAACGTTTCAACGCCTAAAAATTAAGAATTATTGAATTGTTGGAATTCTCCAATAGCGGAGAATTCGAGAGTCAGATAGCATCTGGCGATGTTCGCGTCCTCGGCCACGAAAAACGGACCATTGCACCCGTCCTCCTCGACTGCCGCGATCGGCGAACCATCAAGCGAGCAAATCTCAGGGTCGGTGAGCAGGCCGTAGATTCGAGCCGCCAGATCACGGCAAGGCCCCGGAGTGGACCGACTGCCATAACGCACGGTGATACCAATGCTGCGGTCGAAGAGCACGCGATTGGACTGGCTGCCGCCATCGTCACGCACGACCACGAGAGGATAGGAGCCGTCGTAATCGTCCGGCTCTCGAATGTGCACGAGAATCTTGCCGTAGGAGGGCTTCAGCTTGCCACGGAGGTAAGCGCACAGCCATGTTTCGAGGTCTGGTGGTAGCACTGCCGTCATGACTTGCCAGCCTTGAGCGCCTTGCGGAGATTGCCGGTCCGCGACTCCACGAGCAGGGTCTTCGGATCGGTGCCGACCACCATGCAGGTGGTACGGTGCGCATGCTTGACCTCCTCGATCTGGAGGCCGTCACGGTATGCGCCGGTGTCCACTGGAGCGTGAGCCTTCGCATATTCGAGCGTCTTCTCGGCCGCCCTGCGGGTCATGGCCTTGACGCCAGCCGAATTCATCAGCTCATCGAAATATCGATCGTTGAATTTGACCATCACACCCAAGACCATCACCCCCTGTACTCGGATAGTGGAATCTCAATCGTCGGCTGCCACGCGGTGAAAGCATTGGCATCACGCGACGGATAGCCGGACACCTCCCAACACCTGCCGTCATCCGGCATCGCGCGAATCCTGTCACCCGGCATGATGTCAAGCGACGGATCTGGCGAAGTCAGGTAGGCCGTGCTCGTGGTCTCCTCACGCAAAGCGTCAGGAGTCCTCATGCTGCTAGAGCTGGAAAGCGAGCCATTGAATTCCAGCACGTCCGGGTGGTCCCAATCCTCGCCAGTCAGCTCGCCGCTATACCGGTCCATGACCTTCTTCGCACGCAAACGCCGCCACTTGGTCGCGCCGGACATATGCCAGCCGCCACCAGTGGCGTTCAGATCGTCAAGCAGGCTCATGGCAAGCCTCCCAGCTTGTAGGGTTTGAGCTTGTCCTTCTCGGCCTGCATGAGCGATACCACGTCGAAGCTTGCGCTGCTGCCATTAGTGGACTGCGAGGTGATAAGCCCAAGCGGACTCATGCCGGCACGTTTCGCGGCGCTGATAAGCACCGACTGCACGTCCGGCGCGTCATCATAGCCGGCGTGAATCTCGTAGCGGATGGCCGCAATGCCAGCTGGAAATCCGCCAGAAAGCGACTCCACAAGACCAGTCTCAGGATCATAGGCATAAGCCAGCTTGTTGCCATCACGGTCGGTCAATGATTCGATGCTCGTCACATGACGTGCGGGCAAACGAATCACCGAACCGCCACGAGTGTTAATCACACCGCTAAGCGCCGTGTTCGGCATGACATGCCAGCCGCACTCACGCCTGATGGCCGCCTGCGCGGCTTTGAGCCGGAAAGCCGCGTCATCCTCGAAAGCCGAAGGGTCGGCAATCATGTCGGGAATCACATTCACATCACTCATGCCGACCTCCCATCTCAGCTCGTCTTCACCACGCCAGCAGCCACAAGACCAGCCACAAGAGCATTGACACGCTTCGCCAAATCGTTGTACGCGGTCACGAGCGCGTCATGCTCGGCCTTGGTCGGTGCATCGCCAGCGGCCACAGCCACAGCGGCATTGGCCTTGCCAGCCGAAGCGACATTAGCCAGCTTCACACCACCGAGAGCGTTCTCGGCGGCGGCAGGAAGCACATACGGCGCGGCGGCAGAACCACCAATGTCGGTCGGCTTGCCCTTCGCATCCACGAAGATCACATCCGCCACGGCGGCGTTCGGGTCAAGCTTCGCCGATGTGGCTGGAATCACTCGAAACTGTCGAGCCATATCACGTCTCCTTACTTAAGGGTCAGCTTGACGAAAGCCTTCGGCTTGCGCACGGCCAAAGCCACACGCTCCTTGGCGCGAATGGTCACCAAATCGGAAATGAAGTCAGTGTCATTGGAATTGGTGGCCTCAACCGTCACGCCGCCCTTGCGATAGAAGGTGGCAGCACCCTTAAAGGACCCGACAATAGCCGTGCCGGCATCGACAGCGGGAGTCACCACGGTGTCCAGACCCCAGAGGCGCGGAGTGATGGTCAACGCGCCGCCATTCACGCCATAGAACGGTCCACCGCCGATGAAATTGCCATCATTGTCCTTCTTCAGCCGAATGGCCTCATAGTCTGTCGGATTGATGACAAGGGCATCCGGCATCATGCCGGTCGTGATGGAAATCATCGACTGCGCGTGCAGGACGGCAACGTCGTTACCAGCGTCTGTAGCCGTGTATGACTGGATTCCTTCACGATTCAGCAGGCCCTTGATGTTCTTGCCGGTACCATCGCCGTTGAGCAGCTGCTTCTCCTCGACGATGCTCAGGTCGTAGAGCAGGCGTCCATCGATGTCGGACTTCAAGAATTCGAGGTCGGTGATCATGTCGTTGGATTCCTTGATGAATCCAGCAATGGTGGATAATGCGTCGGTGTGCTCGGTCGCGTCGTCGTAATGGATCTGGCTGAATTTCTCGCCTTCGCCGACGGTTTTGAAATCGCCTTCCTTTTCACCTTCCACGTAGTAGATGATGGCCTGACCGCTCATCGCGCCGACACCGAATAGGTTGGTGATGGTCGGACGGCGGTAAGCCTGGACGAAATTCGGGTCCACGTAGGTCAACAGGGAGCCATACACGCCGGACGGGCCGCCGGTAACCTGCGTGTCAGTGTCGGCCTTGCGGCGCGGAGCCCATTCCGGTGCTGCGATTGACGCTCCGGACACCCCCTTTATCTTCGCCAGCTGTTCGCCGATGTTCTTCACGACGAAATCGCCAAGAGACTCGCCTGATGCGGCTCCGCTCTTCTGGGTGTCCGCCAGGTTGTCGGTCAATCCCTCGAAGCGCTTGTGCACGGTGTCCAGCGTCTCGATGGAGTCCTGCAATTCGTGCGCCTCGGCGTTCAGACCCTTCAGCTTCTCGATGTCGGAAGCGTCGAGATTATCCTCACCCTTGGCCAGCACCGCTTCGATGGCGGCCTTGGTCTTGGCGAGACGATCATTGAAACTCATTTGGTCTCCTTGTTGTCCTTGCCGCCAGTGACCAATTCACGGGCGGATTTGATTACATTCAGGCGCTCGGCCTTCTCGGCCTCAGCGTCCTTGCCCTCATCGGGGTCAAGCTTCTTATCGTCCGGCCTCTCGCCGGTCTTGGAATCATCCGCCTTATCCTCGTCGGAAGCGGAATTATCGGAATCGATGCCGTCAAGCACCTCGTTCAACGAGAACAGCGCGGCACGCAGCTTCTCCTCGTTGGCGGAGCTGATGGCACGACCCGACTTCACCGCCAGGATCTCGGCCTGCTGGTTCGCGGCCACCGGCACCACGCTGATCTCGAAAAGCTTGATCTGCTGGAATTCGGAATGGCCGCCCCACGGGCCGTCGCCCTTCTCCGTAATCCAAGCGGTCTTCGTCGGCACGAAGCCGATGCTCATCTGATGCACCCTGCCGTCCTTGAGCAGGTCATATGCCTGCTGTGCAGTCGGATTGTCCTCGATGTCGAGCTGGGCCGAGATGAGAAGGCCCTTCTCATCCTCGACGGCGCTCAGTGTGCGGCCGATGATGTCGGTCGGCTTGCCGTCCTGATGGTTCCAATGGATAGGAATACCGGCACCGCCGTTGTAATCCTTCTCCAAGGTCTCCGCGAAAGCGCCCTTGGCGATCACGTCGCCCTGCAGGTCCTTGTTGCCGAAAGTGCTGGCATAGCCGCTGAAAACGCCTTCGCCAGCCGAATCGTCCAAGGACTTCACGTTGAATCTGAGCTGTTTGAGATTCACTGGTCTTCTCCGTTCACTGGGTTGTTCTGTTGCGCGTTCTGCGTCCTGCCGCCGTCCTGCGGGCTGGGCTGGCCGCCTGTCGCGACGTTCAATGGCGTCACCAGATCGTCACCGCCCTCGACCTTCGGATAGTTCAGGATGCGCCGCGCCTCGTTCGTGGTCATGAAGCTGCGCCCCGTGGCCGTGGAAAGCGCCTGATACTGTTCGGAGAAGGTTCCGCGCAGCTTGGCGTCCACGTTCGCCTCGATGTAGGCGTCCGGCTGTCCGAGCGCGTCGGGCAGCAGTAGGTTGAGCGACTGTTCGAAGGCCACGATGTACGGCATTAATTCAACGTTCCACATCTGCTCCTTGTAGGAAGCGATGTTGGAATTCGTGCCGCTGCGGAAGCCTAGATTCTCCGGCGCGATATGGAAGGCGTTGGCCACGTCGATGCGGATCTTGTCCCTCGCGTCGATGTCCTGCATGTCAATCGGCTTGAAGGCGTCCACCGTCTTGATTTCCATGCCATCGTTGAGCAGCGGCCAGCCACCGGCGAGATTGCCGCCAGCCTTGTAATTCCGCATACCCTGCACGAATTCGTCCTGAGCCTCCTGCGAAGGCCACGGCATCTCCTTCGGACGCGAGATATAGGCCGGAATCTGGCCACCGTTCTTGGCAATCGCGCGACGGTATTCGGCCATCTCACGCGCCTCCGCCAAAAGCGGGGCGAGAGTGCCGGACACCGGAGAGCCGCCGATACCGGACGTGCTATAGCCCACGTCCAGCAGAATCTGCGGGTCGGGCAGCTTGAAATACCGGCTGCCCTCCGGTTGGCCGGTGCTGATCTGCACGCCGGTGATCTCATCGAGAGTGTTGCCGGAAAGGGTGAAATTCTGTACCGGGATACGCCGCAGCCATAGTCGGCCGGACTGCTTGTCGGCATCGAGCAGGCAAAGCCACCGGTCATTGAGCAGGCCATCGCACAGCAGCGAGTAGAAGAATCGATAGCGCGTCATGCCTGGAAGCACGCTTGGCTTGGCCATCAATTGCGCCAATGGGCTTGTGGTGTCCTCCACGCGATCGCCGTCAGACTGGCGGGTGTAGACCTTGAAGGGCATGCTGGCGATGTTCCGCGCGATATGGTCGATGACGGTACGCACCGCCGCCTCACGCTCATACACTCCAGCGCCGAACCAGTCGATGGGAATCTGCGCCACCTGTGAAATGTTCACTGGCGATTCGGAGAACTTCTGGGCCACGGATACGGGGCTTTTCTTGAGCCATCTGGAAAAGAAACCCATGAAACCTCCTCACTGGGTTCAGACAACGGCGAAATGCGTCACGCTTGGCGAATATTTCGGTGTTTCTGCTTCGACCTGCATGGTCTCAAGCGCGTACAATGCCTCGCTCTCGGCGATGAGGCCGCTGATCTGCAGGGCGCTTTTGGCACGGTCCCACACCTCGACCTCGCCAAGACGGCGGGTGACAGCCACGGAAACCTGCTGTTCGATGGCTGGCTGCGGCAGATGCCTGAGCTTGCCTTCGCGCACTCGGTCAAGGAAGCGGCCACAGCATGCGCCAAGCCGGAAGCCCTCGATTAAATGGACGTTCCACCCTTTTTCGGTGAGCGGGTCGATGAAATCGACTGCCGGGCACCCTTTAGACTGCACGGCAATCTCACAGACATTCGGCCAGCTCTCACGAAGCAGGTCGAGGAAATGCGGCACCCAGAGCATGCCGTCACGACGTGCGATCAACTCGACATGTGGGAGACCATCGGCGCGCAGGCCGGCGGCGGCCACGTACGTGGTCTGGCGGTCGGCGCTGGTATCGACGGCCAAGACAACGCGATTATCAGCCGGAATGCACGACGCATTATCAGTGCCATGCGCCCACAATTTTGGATTGATGTAGGGCACGATGTCGGCCGTCACCCACTGGCATAGGACCTCGGTGCGAAATGCGGCCTCAGTCATGCCATCGATGTCGGAGCGCACGGAAGCCACGGTCATCGGCCCGTAGCCGAGAGACGGGTTAGCCTGGCGGATCGCGTCGGCATCATCCATCGGGCACTTGTCCGGAGCGCTCCATTCGAAATATCCGAAGCTGCCATCCTGCTCGCCGGACAGGAACACGTCGGCCGGATTGCCACCGTCGGCGCTCAGACGCGCCCACTCGTCAACAAGCTTACGACCCTTATCGACCTGCTTGCGCAATGCCACGCTGCGATAGTCGCCAGCATTGGAAATGCCCCATAATTGGCTGGACCATACGGCCTTCGTAGTCTGCGAGACAGCGTTCCAGCCATCATCATTATGCTGCTCACGAAGCTCATCGAACACCACACGCGCCGCCGACTTGGCTCGAATGTTCTTGTCCGCGCGGACGATATATCTGGCCTTGCTCCTCGTGATGATCGCTTCCTCGCCGTTCGTGTTCACGAATTTCTGCGTCATCGCAGCGAGATCCGGAATCACCAGATCCGCTTCCTCATCAGTCGAAGGCTGAGGATTGCACCACTCCTTGACCTGATTGTACGGACCCTTCGCATTGTCCAACGTCTGCGCTGCGCCGACCACGAGGAACTTCACGGGCGGCACCCTGTCCGGATGCTTGTTGGAGTCAACGAACAGCCACCACGCGGCCAAAACGCCCATCAGCGTGGTCTTGCCATTCTGGCGAGCCACGAGCACAATCACCTTGCGGAAACGATACGAGCCGTCCTCAAGCAGTTCAAGCGCATGGACAAGCAGCCACTGCTGCCACGGGTAGAGATGCACGTGCAGCATGATTTCAGCGAACGCGATCACCGCGAACCCATTTGAAGTTTCCTTCGTCAGCGGACGCAACGGCGGAGTATAAATACGCGGCAGGGTCACACCATGCTTCTCATCATCGATGGCACCGAAAACACTCAAATCTTCCGACACCATCGAACGCCTCCTAGCCGAAACGCTTCATGAAATCTTCCATCTGCACAACCTTGTCGCTCTTCGGCCTCTCCTGCTTCGCCTCAACCTTCGGCTTCGCAGGCCGACCAACCTTAGCAGGCGCATCCACCGTAAGGCCGAGACTCTGGCAATACTTCAGGAACGTCGGCAGCGACACGTTGTCGAGCTTGCCGTTCTCATCGACAAAACCGGAGAACGTCAGATAATCGATACGCTCAGCCAACACGCGAGCCGCAGCGACAACAGCAGAATTCACAGCCTTGAGGTCAGCGTTCTTCAACGAACGCTCCAACGCCTCCGCCACATTCCGACTCGGAAACTTCGCACTCATCGAAAACACCCCCTAATCTGCCATCGCGCGCGACCCGCCAACAATTTCATTCGTCGGGGAGAGGAAGACCAACCACGCGGGACGTCTTGCGCTCTGTCGTTGGTTTTACGATTTCACCGCCCCTACCCCTCGTGTTGGGCTCATGCTGTTGTTGTCCATTGTCTTGAGAGTGTTCCGATTGGCGCTGGCGGATCTTGGTTGCCTCTCAAGCGGTTGCAGCTGGTGTGGCTCGGCTTGAAGCCTGCTGGGTCGAATTGGAGTTCGGGATGCTTGCTGACCGGGAACATGTGATCGAGATTGAATGAGTCATCTGTGGTGTTCTTGACTGCGTTGTAGTCGATTGGCATGCCGCACAACCAGCAGACTGCATGCTGTGCCTTGCATTGTGTGAAGAATGTGGCCTTGTCTTTTTCGAATTGGCGGCTGGTCTTGCGCGTTCTTCCTGGCATGTGGTCACCGCCTTGTGGTGCTTCGGGCTGGAGTCGAACCAGCGCATGGTGTGGGATGCACTATCTCTGATCACGGGCATTCGCAAAGAATCATGAAGCCATGGCCGGTTTGGTATCCGTCCTCTGGTATCTGTGCTATCCCTTGTGCTCTGCCACTGAGCTACCGAAGCTTGATATGAATAATGGTCCAACCGTTTCCGGCTGAACCATTTTACTACTGTACGACAGTATAGCATTTCAACGGTGACAGTCAAGTAGGGCTGCTAGTTCTCCGAGGTTGAACGTGTACTGCCGCTTGTGTTCCGTCGGCGTGGCGTGCGACAGTTTGCCGCGTTTGAGCCATTGGCTGATGAGGTTGCGTGATATGGTCAGGCCGTATCGTTTGAGTTCTTTGGCCGCGTCGCTGGGTGTGCCGGTGATTTGCATTTGCCATAGTCTTTCGTCTCGGGCTGCTTTGATTGCTGGTGCCGGCCATTCTGTGCGGCAGTGTCGGCAGGTGACAGATTCTGCTTCCGGCGTGCCGGTGAGCATGCTGTCGCATTTTGGGCAGGTGCCGAGGATTATGAGCTCGTCTTCCGGTGTCAACGCTTGTTCGTTGCGTCTGGTGATGTGTTCCAGGGCGATGTAGTCGTCTGCTGCGGTTGGCATGTTCAATATGGTGTGCCGGTTGCTGATGATGGCATACCATGCTTTCCGCCAATCGTATGCGGCGTATGCGGCGCGTATTTTGCCCGCCTGTTCCGCCAACCATGCTTCGCTGTCTGCGATGAGGTCTTGCGCGCGGGTGTCGATTGGCATTGGCGCGTTGCCTCGGCTTGGCGTGTGTGCTGGGGTGCCGATGCGGGCCTGTCGGAGCATGATGCTCCGCAGGGCGGGCAGTTGGACGTGTCCGAGCTGGCGGATCAGCTGCCAGTAGTTTTCTCGGCAGCTGGCGCAGAGCAGATTCGCGGCCACCGGCTTCATTGGCTTCCGGCAGTGCTGGCAGTTGGTCAAAGTCTGGCCTCCTTGTCGTGCTGGCGGATGAGTGCGGCGATTTCGGCTTTCGGCACTTGCGGCACGAGCGGCGCGATCTCGTCGAGCGCGTAACCGGCCTGATGCCACTTGATGATCATGTCTTCGAGTATTTTCTTCACTTGTATTCCTCCACTGTGTTGCATCCGATGTATGCGCCTCGGTCTTTGAGGCATGCCCACGTCACGTCACCGGTCTTGACCGTCTCCATTTGAAAATCGTGGTGGGTGGACGTGTACCACTGCATGGAGATGCATGTGCCGATGGTGAGGAAGATGATGAGCATGCAGGTGATGACGGTGCAGATTATTGTCTTCTCGGTATTGGTCATTTGGTCTCCAGATATGGGTTTTCTGTGGTGTGTGGCGGGAAGTCGCATTCCTGGTCTTTCCATCCGGCCGCGTAGCCTTCCTGCCATGCTTTGCGGCGCTCGTGTTCCAACCATTCTCGGCTGTACATGATTACCGGTTCGTGTTTCATGATTTCTCCTTGTTGAGTCTGTCGGCTAATTCGCAGGCCTTTTCGTCTGCCTGTGCTGTTTCTTCGTCGCGTCCGAGCGCTTCGAGCACGTGAGAGCATTTCCACGTGTGCACGTGGCGTTTCGAGGGTGGTATGCCGCTCATTTTGGCTCTGCGTTGGCACCAGCCCTTCCACAGGCGCGTCCAGTCGGCTATCGTGCGGTTTTCGCCATAATGTCGGCTTAAGAATGCGTTCCACGCGTCCGACAGGTCGAGATTCGGATAATCGCGGATGATATCGGCATTGGCGTGGGCTTTCTCCCTGACCAGCTCGAAGTCGTTCAGCCCGATTTCTTTGGATGAAGAAGAAGAATATTCTTCTTCATCTTTCTTATCGGGTACGGGTACGGGAACGGGGCATGAGTTTGCCATCGACTTGCCATCGGTTTGCCATGCGTTTGCCATAGGTTTGCCATGGCATTTGCCATCGGTTTTGCCATTTTTGCCATTTTCGTCAACGGTTTTCCGTTTCCAACGACGGTCCGCGCCCCTCTTGCCCGCTTCGCTCCGCTTCCGGCGCAGAGCGTCCACTTCCTCCCCGTCAGGCTGGTAGTCGCTCCAATCGTGGAACCAATAGCCATCCCGTTCATCGTCACGCTCCCACAATCCGACATCGCACAGTTCGCGCACGGAATCATCGGAACCACGGAACATCGGCACCATGCGGGCGGGAATGAACCCGTCCGTCAACTGTTGCGCCGACCATGAGCCGGAACGGAGCCACAATGCGGTAGCCCCGTCCGACAGCATGGCGGTCTTCGGGTTCGAGAAGAACGAATCATCCACCTTGAACCACATCGCCCCTGTTCCCCTTCCTTGAATTGCATGAACGGCACATGGTCTGAAGATTCTCCATGGTGTCCTCGCCGCCAAGACTCCAAGGGATGATGTGGTCAAGGCTCAGATGATCGGTGGCTCCACATTCGACGCAACGGTAATGGTCACGCTCATACACGGCCTTGCGAAGCTTCTTGCTGATCGGCTCCCTTGATCGCGGGTCGAAGCGTCTGAAGCTTTTGATGTGGTAGACGGGTTCGCGCAGACGAATCTTGTCGGTCTTCGTGATGAGTCCTGCATCTATGAGCGCCTGAAGCTCTTCATCTTCACCATCGAGGACATATCGGAAGTCTACGTATGGTATGTCTCCGTAGCTTTTGTTGTCTGAGCACCAAGAGATCATCATCACGTAAATGCCTATGGATGCGGGGTTCTTGTCCATGAGGTTCAGCATCGTTTCGTCCCGATACCAAGAGACTGGAATCTGGAAATAGCCCATCGCTCATTCCTCCCCTCTTGTGATGCCGTTGAATTCCATCCAGATGGCTTCCTGCCGTGGCGTGGTGCATGGCAGGCCGTCGAAGTTGAGGTTCGCCCAACCGCTGCCGACGTGCGGCTTGGCCATGATGTCCAGTGCTTCGGCGAGCTCCACCAAGTCCGGTGGTGGCGTGAGAAGAATTCCAACATCTTCCATCACATGCTCCCGAATCGCTCGTAGAATTCGCTGTCAGTCATGCCATACAGCGGATCCATGCCAGTTGTCGGCTTGCGCGCGGCCAGCTTGTATCCGCAGTATGGGCAGGTCACGTAATATGTGCCGACAACCTCTCCACAGTGGGCGCATTCGACGTATCGGATCGTCTTGCTCATTCGTTTACCGCCTTCCGTGCGATTTCGAGCAGATCTCGGGCTTGTGCGGCGTAGCATTCGCGCATGCCGAGGATTTCGCCGGCGTAATCCCATGCGTCCTCCTCGTCCTTTGCCTGATAGTCGCTGTCGATGCCGTCCCATGTGCGGCTCGTCCACAACAGTTTCTTCGCCACGGCCTCAATCTCAACGGCGGTTGGTGGAGCGGAACGTCCGGCCATGTACGCTGTACCGGCAAGCTCCCGAACCGTCTGAAAAGTCAAATCATCATCCACGCCACGCTCGTAAGCGTTGGCCTCGTCCAGTATGATGCTCAATTCGTCCTCTTTCCGTTTGCTTTGACCATGGCCCACAGGATTTCGCTTGCGGGCCGTCGCCGGTATGACATGTCGTTGTAGGACTGCACATAGTTGAGAATCAGTTTCGAGCCGGTAGAATCCGGTGTCAGGATCGCGTTCACGCGCTCGGGCACCATCTTCCGCCACACAATCTCGTCGCACAATTCCTTCGTGCAGACGAGGAAGTTTGAATCACCGTAGAAGGTCAGGCCGTTGCCGCTCGTGAAGTCAGCCATGCATGACTTGACCTCGTAGAACTCGAAGCAGCCTTTTTCAACGCTTGCGGGCACCGGTTCGCCGTTGATGTTCCAAGGTTTGAAGCCAACGTAATCCACGCGCCGCTCGTCAGTCGTGTTCCGGTCGAAATTGACCTCACTCGCCCAAAAAGCGGTCTGATTCCTCAAACGCTTCTCAACCAGCTCGGACAGCATGGCGGTGGTCTCAGCCCTGCTCATTTCTTCCTCCTGAAGTACTTGTATTCATCGTGGTGAAACAGGAACAGGTGAAGTCTCCACACCTTGACTGCCAACAATCCCTTGAGCGTGATCGCATACCCGCCATGGACACGCTTCATGAGCTTCCTATCGGCCAATGATTCAAGTATTCGGGAAAGCTCTTGGTTCCTTCGTTGTTGCCAGATGTAGTTCATCCCCTCAGCGATATACAGGCAACACATGTCCTTGTCGTATTGACTAATCATCATTAGCCTCCCTCTCAAGGATGTAGACGTTCGTCGCGGTAACGGCGTTATCACGCAATTCCGTTGGTGGCATGATATCCACCCGCAGAATCTTCCAACCCTCGTTCAGCAACTCTTCAAACACACCCATATTCATCAAGGTGCGCTCATCGCCGTAATCACTCCAAAAAAGTGGGCAAACCTTGTACCGTTTATTCATTTCGCGTCCTCGCTTTGGTTAGGCACCTCGGAAGGCATGGAGCCGGAATAGCCGAGCAGGGACTGGCAGTAATTGATTACATGCTCGTAAGCCGTCGTCATTCCGTCGTAAAAGTCGTACACTTCTTCGTCTGGATTATCAGAAGCGTT